ATCAGCATCAATCCCTTCAGCTTGGAACTTCAGATAGTAATCATCCATATCCTCACCACTGTTAACAATACGAACAGTGTATCCGTGACGACATGTACGTGGAAGATCTGCTATATTATTAGCTTCACTAGTAACTATGTTCATCAGATTCCTTTCAGGTGAGGTGACACCAAACGAATCTTTTTTATATAGATGGATACCATTACCAACTATAGTTGCTGTGATTCCATGACCACCTGCGACACCATTTTTTGTTATAGCATCTATATTAGCTTTTATATCACCTAAGATACCAGCTGCTGATACATGTTCTTCACTGTTTGAAGATGTAGGATCAGGCCTGACCATAGCTATATTAGCTCTGGAAGTAATATCCACAGCTGATGTTATAGTGACACGAGTTGTTACACCTTTGGCTGATGTATGTTGGTGACTGTAGTTACCACCACCAGGTACATCCCATCCTTCACCACCAAATTGTAGTTTAGCGAATGGTTGATAAGTGTCATGGTAGTCATCAGTATCAGCATTATCTGTAGGTTGAGGTGTGCAACGTGTGTCCATCTCATACCTTAAGTTTGTCTTTCCACCTGAAGATCCATTAGGTGGTGACGTTGCCCATATAGCTGTACCATCATTTACAGTAACATATTCTCTACCCATTCCCAAACAGTCACCGTTACTAGTACCTGAATAACTTTGAATGGTTTCAGTTTTAATAGCTGTTGCACGTTTATAAGTTACTGTTGAGTTATCTTTAGGATCATATATATCTAACGCATATTGTTTACCATAAGAGATGGTATCAAGTTCTATGTAGGCTTCATGAATTCTAGCTGGGGATTTATCCTCAGCGCCTGTTTTCATTGCAGTGCTCTTACGCCTGTTAACAAAGAACGTAGTCTCATTAACAGTCATTACTTGTATATCAGAAGACTTCTCATCTGACAAAGCAGTGTTGTCTAAGTAAGTAGCTTTATTTGTTCCAGGAACATTAGCATAATCCACGGGTATCTCAACACCGTCGCTACATCTCCATATTTTAACTGCTCCATCTGCACCACATTGACCAATGTATTGTTCTGTAGCATCTGTATAGATATGAAACCATTTTGTATTTGCCGCGGTGGATGGTGAGATAGTCGTAACTAAATTACTACCAGGACGTTTGGTTAAATTAGTTACAACATCTGGTACACCATTTACTAAGTCAACAACTTGCCCAGGTACTTTCTGCTCATCTGGTTGAGTAGATATACCCATGACATAGCTGTTTATTTTTTGAGTGACACTTGCCATTATCGTCTCAGCATTTGATAAGGTTTGTAAGATTGGTAGGCAGAATCATCAGGCCATCCAAAGATGGTATGATCTCCTTGGTTACATTCGTACTCCATACACGCAGCTCGTGCCTGCACTTCGTAGGTACTTAACATTTGTTGGAGTGCTTGGTTAGATACCAACTGAACAGCAGCTCTACCGCAAGCTTTGTATACAATATATCTCTGGAATACTGTAGGTATATCTTCAAATTCAAGTAGTCTTACTTTATTAACATAGAAGTAATCATCATCTGGGAATTCAAATGTATGGTTAACTCTGTCATAAAGTTTCCATAGTCCATCAGAATCCTTTCTCCTTACAAAGTCCCGAGTCCGGTCCCATGAATCCTCCATGTCTATGCGGATAACATCAGATTGAATGATGACTTTATTATCTGTGG